TGTATAAGAATGATTTAACAACGCCATTTGTGAATACTATTCAATTTTTTAACGGAACAACCTACGATAGCGTTTTCGATTATCAAAGATTTTCAAACGAACTATTTATTAATAACGACATAGCTTAAAAAAATTTCAGAAACGAGCAGAGCAGTTGGTTAATGAATGGCTATACAAATAATTCATTATTCGCTTTGTGGTATCAAAACTATATTTCGGCACTATATGACATCCGCTGCCGAATTGTTAAACTTAAGGCAATTATGCCAATTACCATGCTTTCAGATATTAAACTAAACGACAAACTAATTTACAAGGATAAAAAATATATTATTAATTCTTTCACAACAGACTTAACAAGTGGAGAAGTAGATTTGGAATTGATAAGCGATTTTAGAGAAGTAGCCAATATTGGAAGTGGAAAGTTTGCTTTAAAATCTGTTTTCAATATCGATAACACGGCTCAAGATTTAGAAATTACTATTTTAAAATTGAACGCTGAAAAATACGACGTTATTTATGGTGGCACTTTATACGCAGACGTAACAAGCGACGGCACTTTTTTAATTCCAATTACAGCTAACACTACAGGAGATGTTGCATTTAAAGAAATTGAAATCCAATATACAAATCCTAGAAATTCACAATTTATAAACATAATACAAAATGCTTAAAAACATTATACAACTACTGCAGCTACACGAACATTATGGAATTTCTGAAAATATAGAAATTGCAAAAGGTAAAAATGAAATGCTAATATCATTTAAAAAAGGATTTAAACAACTTAAAAGAAATATAAAATGGCAATCGAGAAAGAAATAAATTTAAATGTAAAAAGTAACATTGAGGGTTCGATTGGTGAATTAAAAGCATTAAAGAGAGAGTTAAAAGGTGTTGATGTTGGTACGCAAGAATTTAAAAACCTTTACAATCAAATTGACGATTTAGAGGACAAAATTAAATCCGCAAAAAATAAGTCAAGTGATTGGATCGATAGCTTACAAAATGCTGGTGGTCCTTTGGGTATGGTAGGAAGTAGCTTAAATAGTTTAAAAGTTTCTACACAATCATTTGGCGCAGCATTAAAAGCTACAGGAATTGGTTTAATAGTAATTGCTTTAGGTGGTTTAGCTGCTGCATTTTCTCAAAATGATAATGCAATGAAAAAAATTAAGCCTTTATTGGATGGTATGCAGAAAATACTTCAAGGTATTTTTAAAGCAGTCGAACCTTTATTGGATGCTTTTTTAGATTTAGCAATGAAAGCTTTACCTTATGTTACTCAGGGGATAGGATTGTTTTATTCCGCTTTAGTTGGTTTATTTACTTTAGTTAAAGAAACTGGAGGAGGCTATATTAAAATGATGAAAGGTATTGTCACTTTAGATTTTGATGCTGCGAAAGAGGGTTTTAATCAAATGAAAGATAGTTTTTCTAAAGCGGTCAAAAGTGGAGAAGAAGCTTATGCAAGATTTCAATCTGGAAGTAAAGAACAAACAGCAGCAGAAAAAGAGGAACTTGCTAAACGTAGAGAAGAACAAAGAAAGCACCAAGAAGAACTTGCTAAAAAACAAAAAGACGCAGCAGAAAAAGAAGCAGAAGAAAGAAAAAGAATAGCAGCAGAAAAAAAGAAACAAAGAGAAGAAGAAGCAAAAGAAGAAAAGGAATTTTTAGATAAATTATCTATTGCAAAATTAGATAATATTGCAGAAGATGCAAGAATAAAAGCTGAGGCATCGACAAAACAATTAGAATCATTAAATGCTATCGCTTTAATTGGAGATGCAATTGATGAAAATTTTGCTAATAAGAAAAAAGAAAGAACGGATAAAGAAATTGAAAATGAAAAATTAGTTGCGCAAGCTAAAAAAGAAATTCAAGAAGCATCATTTAAATTGGCAGAAAATGCGGTTGGATTTATTTCTGCAATAGCAGGAAAAAATAAAATATTGCAAAAAGCTGCAGTTATAGGAGAAAGCGCAATTGGTATTGCTAAAATGATAATAGCAAATAATACTGCAAATATAGCGGCATTAGCAACACCACAAGCCGTAGCAACCTCTGGAGCTAGTGCAATACCAGTTATAGCTATGAATAATATAAGCACTGGTTTAGGTGTTGCAAGTACTATTGCTGCAACTGCAAAAGCTTTAAGCGCATTGGGCGGAGGTGGTTCTGCTCCAAGTGGTGGTGGCGGAGCGGGTGGCGCTGGAGCTTCTGCACCCGCTGCACCAAGTTTCAATGTAGTAGGGAATAGTGGTGTAAATCAAATCGCAGGAGTTATGCAACAACAAGGCGCACCTGTTTTAAAAACTTATGTGACTGCTGGCGATGTAACAACCGCTCAGGGGTTAAATCGTAATATAGTAAGTAACGCCACATTAGGTTAATTATCAATGCTTTAAGTCTAATTTAGAAACAAAATAAATAAAAAAACGTTATATGAGTATGCAAATATTTGAATTAGTATTGAATAAAGACACCGACGGAGTTGACGCAATTAGTGTAGTCGACAGACCTGCTACGGAGGAAAACTTTATTGCATTAAAAGAACAACACGAAATAAAACTTGCGGAGGTCGATACTGATAAACGAATTTTAATGGGTGCCGCTTTAGTTCCTGACAAAATGATTTATCGTAAAAATGGTAAAGACGAGTTTAACGTTTTCTTTTCTAAGGACACAATAAAACAAGCATCTGAATTATTTTTAATAAATGGCAATCAAAATAACGTAACTCTAATGCACAATAAAAGCATTAAAGATATGTCGGTTGTAGAAAGTTGGATAATTGACAATCCCGAAATGGATAAGTCAAAAGAATATGGTTTTAGTCTACCTAAAGGAACTTGGATGTTATCAATGAAAGTTAATAATTCTGATATTTGGGCAAAGGTAAAAGCGGGAGAAATTAAAGGATTTTCAATTGAGGGGTATTTTGCGGATAAAGTACAAATGACATCAAACAATGAAAAAATAATTGAACAACTAAAAGAGTTATTAAATGACAAGTAAAAGCAAAACAAGTCCCGTAGGTGGTAAAAGAGGTTGCCTTTGTAAAGATGGCAAGTATAAAAAAGAATGTTGCACGGGCGAAACATTAGCGCAAGGGGTTGGAAGTTTAGTTGAGCAATCAATTTCAAATGTTACCAACACAAACACGACACGAGTAATCACTAATAATTAATTAAATATGATTTACAAAAATGTAATGAACAATGTTAAGCAATTACTTTCAATGGAAGTTAAGTTGGCTCAGCAAACTTTAATGGATGGGGTTACCACCGTTGAAGCAGAGGAGTTTGCTCCTGATTATTCTATTGGAATAGTTACACCAGATGGTGCAATACCAATGCCTGTTGGAGAATATACTTTGGCAAATGGGGATGTATTGGTAGTTGAAGTTGAAGGAATTATTACTTCAATTGCACCTGCAGAAGCAGAAGCAGAAGAGGAAGCACCTAAAACAGAAGCAACCGAGCCTGTTATGGCGGAAGCTACAGCTAAAAAAGTTGTTGAAACGGTATCTAAAGAAACTTTCTTTGCTGAGGTTGAAAATTTTGCAACAATTAACGCTGCATTAAAAGCTGAAATTGAAGCATTAAAAGTTGAATTAGCAAGTAATGTTCCTGCTGCTTCAATAATTACGCATAATCCTGAAAATGTAGTTGAAAAAAACTCTTTTCAAATCGCGTCAAAACGTGAAAGAACTACAGAAGATGTTGTTTTCGCAAAATTATTTAAAAACTAACTAATAAATATTTAAAAAATGGCTACTACAGTTTCATTAACTACTACTTATGCTGGCGAATTTGCAAAAAAATACGTTGCAGCAGCTTTATTGTCAGCTCCTACTATCGAGAATGGTGGAGTTGAAATTTTAGCAAATGTGAAGTCAAAACAAGTTTTGCAGAAAATTTCGACCGACGGACTTTTGAAAAATTCTACATGTGATTTCGATGCACAATCTACAGTTACTTTAACTGAAAGAGTATTATCTGTAAAGGATTTACAGGTAAATTTACAAATTTGCAAGTCTACGTTTCATAGTACATGGCAATCAATTGAGCAAGGTTATTCATCTTTTGACAATTTACCTACTTCTTTTCAAGACTACCTTTTAGGTTATGTAGCTTCAAAAGTTGCTGCACAAAATGAAGTTGCTATCTGGAATGGTGCTACTGCTACAAGTGGACAATTCGACGGATTTGTAACTAAAATTGCTTTAGATGCTGGTTTACCAACTGCACAAGAAATTGCTGCTACTTCAACAAACATTACTGCTGCTGCAACTGTTATTACAGAATTAGGAAAAATAGTTGATGCTATTCCTGCTGCACTTTACGGAAAAGAAGATTTGTATTTGTACATTTCTCAAGCAACTGCAAGAGCTTACGTTCGTGCTTTGGGTGGATTTGGTGCAAGTGGTTTAGGTTCTAACGGAACTAATGCAATGGGTACACAATGGTATAACAACGGAAGTTTAACTTTGGATGGAGTTAAGATTTTTGTTGCAAATGGATTAACTGCTACACAAGCAGTAGCCACTACAAAATCTAACTTGTTTTTTGGTTGCTCTTTGGAATCCGATTTAATGGAAGCTAAAGTAATTGATATGTCAGAAACTGATGGCTCTCAAAATGTAAGAATTGTGATGAGAATGGCTGCAGGTGTTCAGTACGCTGCAATTGAGGACATCGTAACTTACGGAATTACAAACGCAGCTAACTAATAGCTGAAAATAAAAAGATTAAAGGTGGTGCAATAAACACCACCTTTTTTTATAATTAATTTAAAAAATAAAAATATGGCTTGTGATTTAAGTTTAGGATATTTAGAACCTTGTAAGGATAACGTAGCGGGTTTAAAAGCTTGTTACTTTGTTAATTTTGGGGATATGACAGGAGTTACTTACAATGTAACTAACACTGATGTAATTGATACGGTAACGGGAACTCCAACCGCTTACAAATACGAATTGAAAGGAACAAATAGTTTAGATCAAACTATAACTTCTTCAAGAGAAAATGGAACTACTTTCTTTGAACAAAGTTTAAAACTAAGTTTAAAGAAATTAACTGCTACAATGCACAAGGAAATAAAACTTTTGGCGTATGGTAGACCAGTTGTAATTGTGGAAATGAATAACGGAAATTTATTCCTATGCGGTTTAGAGCACGGAATGGAATTAACTTCTGGAACTATTACTTCTGGTGTAAATATGGGTGACGCTTCTGGTTACACTTTAGAATTGAAAGGAATGGAAAAAACGGCTGCTAATTTCTTGGGTGACGATTTAGTTTCTTTAGGATTTACAATTGTTTCTGGTACTTAATAATTGTTTTCATAATTGTTTTAAAAGCCTACTTT